CTATTCTTCTTGTCCCGTTTTTGTCCCGATTCTGCCGAGCAGGATTTGGATAGTCCTCTCCTTCTCGGCAAGCAGCTCACGCAAGACAGCGATATCCTCACTCTGAGATACTGCGCTCGCGCTCGCGTTTCCGATGACCGTGCTTGCTTGTGCCGTCGCGCCGCTTGTGCCGTCGTCAAAGAAGTACGACGGATGAACGTCCAGAGCCCTGCAGATCTTCTCCAACATCTCGCACTGAACCGTGCTGCTGCGGAATATCCGGGATAAGCTCTCGGCGTGCTGCAGGCCTATCGCCGTAGCGAATTGTGACTTCTTCATGCCGCGCTCCTCTACAAGGCGTTTAACTGTGCTACCAATGTGTTTCATAACCGAAATCGTTAAAAATTACTAAAATAATTGTTAATTCTTGACCAATGTGGTTAAGTTTTGCACGATAATATTACCTTTGCGGCGATAAAATTAACACATTTGACCAAAATAAACAAGGAAATGGGAGAAAAAAATGATAAGATCCGCAAAGATTCAGAAGCCTTGCGAGACTTCTTGAACCAATTCGAGCGCCATGACAAGACCTACTGGATATCACAGATATCGGAAGGCTGTATGGTACCTCGGTATACTGTGCTCAACTGGGCAAAGGGCTTGTCCAGGATACAGGCTTTGTACAAGAAGCGCATAGAAGAGATTGTCGGAAGAGAGATCTTCGATAGGGTTATAGCAGATTAAGCAGATTATGTCGGAATTCTATTCACAAGATACGATATACCGTATCAGAAACGACGCCGACATCAGGTACTGTGTGCCTGGTGCTGACACGCACAAGGCTACATCCTATGTGGCTTGTCCGTCGTGCGGGGCCTCAGGCAAAGGCAAGGGACTTTGCGTGACGCACAACTCACGCCGCAACCTTGCCAAGTGCTTTCATTGCGGCTTCACCCTGAAAGATGCGCTGGCGGCTACAATGTATTATGAATGTAACAACGACGCCAAGCGCTTTCAGGAAGCTATCAAGAAGACGGCAGACGCCTGTGGCATGTTCGTCATGCCTGAGAAAAAACATGCGTCATCGGCTGCCAAGGTCCAGAAGACGGCGAAATCGTTTGCAGAGCGTCAGCTTGAAGCGAGTGGCCTGACTTTCGACGACGTCATGGTGAAGTCTGTGGAGGTCGTCAAGGGTGAGCGCCTGGAGGCTTATGTGCCGGCCATGCGCCGTGGCAGTCTCGACAAAATGGGCAACGTCCATCCTGGAGATGATGAGATGCTGATCTACTACTATGGGCTGGATGGACAGATGCAGCAGTACGCCACACGTGGCGCGCGTGGCGCCCTCAGACCGTACATCCGAATCCGCTGGTCCAACCCGTCGCTGCATACGCCGGAAGGCAGCACCAGGGAAATGAAGTACATGTCTCCCAAGGATGCTCCGACGCGTTTTTACATACCACAGAAGATCAGGGATATCTACAACGCTGCCAAGGTCATTCAGACGCTCGTCATTCAGGAGGGCGAGAAGAAGGCTGAAAAAGCGTGCAAGCACGGCATCCCTTCAATCGCCATCCAGGGTATCTTCAATATCGGAAACAAGAAAGACGGTCTCCCGCAGGACCTGCAGTACATCGTGCAGCGTTGTCAGGTGAAAAATGTGGTGCTGCTCTTCGACAGCGACTGGGACCACCTCAGCAAGCAGCTCAATACGGATGAAGCTGTTGATTACCGACCGCGCATGTTCGCCAAGGCGGCCATCAAGTTCAAAAAGTACGTCGCCTCGATGCACAACATCGGCGTCAATGTTGACATCTACTTCGGACACATCAACGATGGCGAAGGCGGAGAAAAAGGCATCGATGACCTGCTTGTTGGGTCGCTGCAGGGCAACGAGGCCGAGCTGGCAAAGGATATGGACTTCGCCATCCATGCTCATGACGGCGTAGGAAAGTACTGCTCGATCCACAACGTGTCAACGCTCAGCGACATGCAGATAGAGGACTTCTGGCTGCTTAACGACATCGATGCCTTCTATGATAAATACCAGGATAGGATCAAGCCGCTGGGGCTCTTCCGCTTCAGCCGATTCCGCTATAAGGTGACCGATGAAGGCAAAGTTGAACTCGCCTCCAAGGTGTTCGCAGATAGGGAATTCTGGACTGTCGAAGACCGCCAGAATGGCTCAAAGACGGTCTCTCTGCTCACTTTTGAGGCTCTGCAGTTCATTGAACAGGCTGGTTTCCACCGAGTGCACACGCAGGATCTCCCCAACGGGGAATACAAGTTCGTGCACATCGAGGACGGCGTGGCTCAGGAGACCAGCGGAGCCAACATTAGGGCCTTCGTCTGGGAGTACATCAAAATGACAAGCAAGGATCCTGTCGTGCGCAACCACTTCGCGGCCCGCTTGTCAAGCGACCTCGCCGCCGACAAGCTTGAGCGTCTCGACCTGATAGAAGATAACTTTGACGAGTTTGAGCCTTACGTGCAGCGGTTCCACTACAAGAATGGTACGGTGTCGATAACTCCTGACGGCATCAAAGCAGAAAAAATGATATATGGAACCGTCTGGGACAAAAAGGTGCTGCCAAGGTCATTCAGACGTGTTGAGATCATCAGGTCTGTAGAGATGGACCCGCAGACAGGAGGCTTCAAGATAATACCGACGGAAGAGGGAAAGAACTGTGACTTCTTCAACTTCATCTGCCACACATCGGACTTCTGGTGGCAGCACGACGGCGAGAAGATGCCGTCGGATCTGAAGGAATACAACCAGCATATCGTCAACAAGCTTACCGCGATAGGTTACTTGCTGACCGACTATAAGTTCCAGACCGAGCTCAAAGCCGTCGTAGCAATGGACGGCGAGATGAGCGATGTCGGCCAGAGCAACGGCCGAACAGGCAAGTCCCTGATCGGCGTCGCCATAGAGAAGATGGTCGAACAGTCAAGCATCGACGGCCGAAACACTAAGAACGACGACGACTTCATGTTTACCAAGGTCACGCCACGCACCAGGAATATCTTCTTTGATGACGTGCCGGTGAATTTTTCGTTCGAACGGCTCTACGTGGCCATCACGGGAGACCTCAACGTGAACGTCAAGGGAGGTGCCAGGTTCTCCATCCCGAAGGAGAAGAGCCCTAAAATCTACATCGCGACCAATCATGCCATCAACGGTAGTCAGACAAGGAGCTCACAGGAGCGTATCGTATATATAGGCTTCTCCAACTATTACAACGACAAGCGCGATCCTATGTCAGACTTCGGCCACCTCCTGTTCGACGACTGGGATGATGACCAATGGAATCTATTCTACAACCTGATGATGGAGTGCGTCTATTACTATTACAGGTCATTACGCCAGGAGTGGGTAAGACCGGGCCGTGGGGTCGTGCCACCGCCCATGCATGACATCATGCAGAGGACGCTTCGCCAGCAGATGTCAGAGAGCATCTATCAATGGGCTGAGGTTTATTTCGACGCGTCTAACCACATCCTCAACGACCGTACACCGAGAAAGACCATGTTCGACGAATTCAAGGGGAGCTTTCCCGACTCGAAATCTGGCATTAGTCAGGCTAATTTCAAGACGAAACTCAAATACTATTGTCAGTTCAAGGGCTATCATTTCAATCCCAACAAACTCAACAAGGAAGGTAAGAGCTTCAGGAGTTGGGTTGTCAATCACCCTGGAGAGAGCTTCATCGGCGAAGACGACAAAAGCGGTGGCGTAGAATACATCTCTATCTATGACACGGCGCACGCGATGAATGAACCGTTCTAATTTTTAAAACTATAAACATCTATGAGTAAAGAATCAATTCTAAATCCGTATGACTCGCTCCTCATAAGGACTGAGGAAGCTGAGGAAGTCCAGATCAAGGACTATAAGACTGTCACGGCTCATGAAGATGGTGACGAGCGAATCCGTGTGTTTGTTGCCAATCCTAAGCCTTTTCGCTTCTATGTGGGCTACGAGATTAATGTGCCTGATCTGCAGCTGTACCTTTTCTGCCCAGTGCAGAACTATGTCAAATTCGGCTATGCGACCAGCGAACGCGGCGCCGTGCTCTACGCACTGGGTCGCATACTTGCCAACTTCTCACATCGTCTGCAGCAGACAATAGTCTACAATATTAATAAGGCGATTTTCCAACATCGCCAGCTATCATTGCTCGAAGATGAAAACGCTTAGTTACAGAGACAACGCGGATCTTCGTAATTGCTTCTGCGAGGACTGCATAAAGAGAAGCCAGCTCGGTTGTAAACTCCAGGAACCCCTTAACTGTGATATCGTCGAGCGTTACTTGGCTAATCGGATAGCCGATGGCTACCAGATAATGGTGGGAAAATTCGTTGTTGTTCCAGAAGAGAACAAAACGATTGAAAGCCTTCTTGGCGTTCTGCCGAAAGAGATTGGAGTTCCGCCGTGCGCATCTACTCTGCAGATTCGATTTGTGGATGGAATGGCAAGAGTATCTTACGGCTCTTGCGGATCTCCCGTGGAAAGATACCTCTGTATGAACGAAGATGTCCACAAGGCGTTAGAAAATATGGTGAAACAACTTATGAATCAAGGTGAGCTATGATTTTACATTTGCATCTCAAAGAGAAATGGTATCGGATGATCGAGCGTGGAGAAAAAACGAAGAATACCGCGAAATCAAGCCCTATTGGATTAGGCGATTATGTTATACTCGTCGTCACGGCCTTTGCCTTTTTCGAGATCCAGATCAATGTCGATATTATTGTTTCGAGGAATATGATCCATTCTTAATAGACAACTTTACTCATGTTTGTCTTCAACTTGGTTACAAGCATGAGACCATGATAAAAGAGATAGAGGCTATCACCGATGGATTTGGACGCCCTGAGTGGGGTGCTCCAATAGGTAGAAAGGTTTTTATCATCAAGTTCAAGGAAGGAGGTGAGCAATGAATAACGAGAAACTTAACCGCGGAAACGCGCTCGTCGAGATCATCAAAGAAATCGAGCAATTTCTTGATGTTTTCCCATTAAAGAGCGAGGACAATTATCGATGCCAAATTGAAATTACATACAATGTTCCATACTCGACGATTGTAGAGTCAGCCACGATTAAAGCAGATCGCATCCCGGCAGCATTCAAAAAACTGCAGGCGATGGTAAAAGAAGAATTAGTAAACTACGAAAAAGAATTTGACGAATTATGAAATATAAAATACAAAGAACAGAACATGCTAAACTGACACAGGGGCTTCTTCGCCTGTGCATGACGTTAGCTCGTTTTTTCTACGAGCCGTATGATGATAAGAACATTTGTCGGGGCCTGCTTGGTGTTATCTCCAGAACGGCGAGAGAAACAACGTTCCTTCGGCGAAATACATGGGAGCCATTGCTGAGTGCATACAATATCCTGCAGACCGATGACAGGATCCTCATAGAGAGTATTCACGGAAAGCAGTATCTGGAATTTGAAATTGTAGAAGTAGCAGAGGAAGGAGGTGAGTCATGATTGGAACAAGTGAAGTGATAGGATCAGGCTATGAGGGCGGGTCGTACACAGAAATAAAAGAATTTCTGAAAGATAAAATTGCCACTCGATACTGTACTGCGACGCAATACTATCAGATGAAAAGAATGGTATTGGACAAGATAGCAGAAATAAATGAACGGCGTTCAGCTGCTTTTGGCAAATTTGTTGCTGACATAAAGGATCCTGATGTTGTGAGTTGTGGAGTTATCAGAATCTATAGAACCAGGGCGACAACTCCAGTCTATGTCGCCGAGGTTCGAGTATATTATGTGTTGCCCTTTTGTCCAGCTGACATCCAAGCGGAAGGAGGTGAAGCATGGAAATCATAATTACACTCAAGGACGATACGAAACTTAAGTTCAATAGGAATCCGGAAGATCTTAGAAAAGCTCGGCTGAACAAAGAGATTATCCTACTTTATGCTGGTTTATATATGTTTTCCGGGAAGATTCGCCGACGTCCGGGCCCTGATGAAGATACATTCATCATATATGAGGATGAAGGACCTATCGGCGGTGAATGTCGTTTTACTGATGTCTTATCATGGTGCTATGCACCTAAAACATTGAAACAGAAAGGAGGTTGTAGTTGTAGATGAAATTCAAAGTTGTTCAAAAAGTGGATTGGCGACACTATGACCTTAATGGCAGGTTGACTCGCAAGGAAGGTAAATATTTTGTCAGAAGGAACGGTCTGATCTCGAGATTCTACCCTAATGCATTTCTGATGCTTAGCGGTAATATAGTCCATGGCGGTACAATAATGTTCACTACAGACATCCTCGCGAGCAAATTTTACACAAGGGAAGAAGCAGAGCGATTTTTGAGAGCATTAGAGGTTTTCCCTGAAAGATTTGAAATAATAAAATGAGAAATTATGAAAGGAATTAAACTGAATCTCACGGTTAAATATACCGTTGGTGTAACAATGACAGTACCCGATGAGGTTTTTGAATCCCTCCGGTACATGGAAGAAAAATGGCCACATGGATTCGATTCCATCCACGTTGACCACAAGTGCGACGATGCTATGGAGTTTCTCGCCGACAACATCAGTGAAGTAGATGCCTGTGAATGGGAATATAGGATTGACGACTTAGAAGAAATCAAAGACGATGGAGAGTAGAGTGACATTCAAGATACAGTGGTCAGAAGAAAACAAAGACCGCAATGTGAAGATTTTGTGCGGCAACGTGGAAGGTGCCGGACTGCCTGTGCCAACCTACCTGGCGATACTTAAAGCAATCTCACAGGTCGAAGCTGAGCTCAACACCAAGCCACAACCTGAGCCACTTGTGCCAGAGGAGGGCGTAGAATCAGCCGGACGCGAGATTGAAGACGCCATTAAGAGGGAAGGAGATCTGCCTGTCAAGCTGAAGCGGCTCGTCCCTGATACACCACCACCAACGCCTAAGCACTTTTATCCCTCTCCCCCCCCCATGCGCCGAAAACAGTAGTAACAACGAACAAGATGAGAAAAGCCTACACTGAAGAAGAAAAGAACGAGATCGCCCAGCTCTATCAAGACGGGCTCCTCGTCAATGAAATCGCCCGGTGCTTCGGCAGGAAGCCGGAGTCCATCTACAAGCTGGTCAGCGCCATGGGCGTGAAGCGTAACCAGAAGCGAGAGTATGAAAAGCCGGAAGTGATTGCAGCCAGCGATGCAAGCGATCAGCCCAAGGCTAAGCGAGAATGTACATTAAAGAAACCTTGGTATCTCAAACGATGATGCCGACAAAAAGAAAGGAGGTGTAATCAACAAGAAATCTGGTCAATAATCTGGTGGGGAGACAGGTGTAAACGATTTTTAATCCACAGTCTATTGTTACAAAATCCAAAAAGCGAAGGGTGTATAAAAACATAACCCCGGGCGGTTCGATTCCGCCCCTCCCTACAACAAGCGATGAATAATAATCTTCATTTTTTAGACGATTTAAGTGGTTAATAAAAAGTTAATGTAGAAAGTTGAATTAGTTAACTGGATGGGTCGGCTGCAGTGATGCACCCGGCCTTCTCTTTGTCTTTTTGTGACACCGCGAAATAGGGTAAATTTGTCAAAACAATTTTTTTATATATCGATATGGCAGAATATAAAGATGTGACAGAATCCATCGTCGCCCTCAAGGCAGAATCGGCGCAGGATGCAGTCACGCCAGAGCGCGTCGGCAACCTCCTGCAGGCCATCGTCGATCTCATCAAGGCGCTGTCAATGGTGCCTGAACAGGAGGTCGTGGACATCATGCAAGCCGTCAACAACGCCTTGAGTACAGCGCAGGCCGCTAATGGCGCTGCCGCATCGGCACTGACCGCCGCCAACGGCAAGCGGATAACGCAGTTCAAGGCGGACGCCGCCGCTACAGAGGTGACGATTACCGTCAAGCAGAGCGCACATGTCGCCTTGACGATAAGCCTGCCGCTGGCAGATGCCTCGCAAGCCGGCATCGTCCTGCCCAAGACGCTGCAGGACATCCAGAACGCTGCAGACGCCGCCGCTAACGGAAAGCTGGCCAATATCACCCTCAACTACGTGTCTGGCATCAGCCTCGCCTTCAAGGCGGCTGACGGCTCCATCCTCGCCACGAAGACGATTCCCCTGGCTACGACCACACACCACGGACTGCTGTCGGCTGTCGACAAGGCGAAGCTCGACGCGCTGCCGGACGGCGGCTTCGTCTCGCTCGACCAGGCTGGGCGAGTACCCGCCGCGCAAGCTCCGCAAATCATGCTGCGCAGCATCTCCGACACTTTGCTTGACGACCTCAGGACTGGCGAATTCTATTTTGCTGACGGCAAAATCTGGTACAAGCAGAGCGACACGGAGGAAATCGACATGGGGGTGCCATCCAAGAATGTCATCTACTGCCATACGGATACGGACATCCTCTACAGATGGACAGGCAGCACGTTCACGCCGGTGGCCACCGACCCGAACTATGCCATGCAGAAGGTCGAGGTCAGACGTGCCAATGCCACGCTGAAGAACTACGTCGTGCCTAACGGAGTGCTCGCCATCATGATCCTCACCACCGATCCTGCCAACATCACCCTGACGCCCGCCACATCCGGCGCGTCGGTACACAGGATGATCTTCTACGCGCAGAACCTGGGCTCCTGCACGATAATCAACTGGCCTGACGGACTCATCTGGAAAGACAACATCGTGCCAGTGGCACAGGATGTTGACTCTTGCGAGGGACTGATGGTCACTGTATATGATAACAAATTCGCTGAATTCAAAGCTTACGGACGATGAGTTACGAGAGATATATGCAACCGTCAGTTGAGACACTGCCTGGAATCAACGCCGCCGCCGTGCTCATCCGCGACGGCTCGAGCGTGTTCCGTGACGATACGGACATCACACCGGTCAAGGTCAACGACCGCGAACAGTACATGCCATGGGGCGCTGACAACCTCATGCCTTACAACATCATGGATTTAATCGAACAGGATGAGACACTGGCCACCTGCCTGCTCTGGAATGCCCAGATGTGTTATGGCAGCGGGCTGCGTTACAACACGCAGGACGCTTCGGCCGAGGTGAAGAAGCAGGTGGACCTCTGGCTGCTTGACAACTCCCTGCCGCAGTATTTCCTTGGCGTCGCCCAGGATCTCAAGCACTGGGGCTTCGCCGTCAGCGTCATCATCCTGTCCAACGACGGAAAGACCGTCGCACGCCTCATCCGCAAAGAAGCCTGCTACTGCCGATTCGCCAAAGCCGACGCCCATGGCAGGATCAGGCGAGTCTATTACGCACTCTGGCGCGATGCCATCAATGATGAGAAAGATATCGAGAAGATTGACCTGCTTGACGAGAACAGCCCATTCGCAGACCTGCAGGAGCGATTGGAGGCTGGCACGAAGACGCGGAAATTCGCCGTCGTCACACGTATGCCGACAGCTGACCACACCTATTATCCTATCCCCTACTGGGCTGCTCTCTTCCGGTCGCGCTGGTACAACATCAAGCAGCTCATCGGCATCGCCAAGGAAGGGAAGATCAAGAACTCGGCTCCCATCAAGTACCTGGTCGAGATATCGGACAAGTACTTCGAACGCATCTACCGACAGGAAGGGATCACCGACCCGAAGAAGCAGAAAGAAAGGATGCTGAAGGCGAAAGCGGAAATCCTGGACTTCCTCGCCGGGGCAGAAAATTCAGGAAAGACCTGGTTCGCCAACTTCTACACCTCGCCCGACGGCAAAGAATGCCACGAGGTGCAGATCACAAAGATTGACACCTCCAAGCAGGGTGGCGACTGGGAAAGCGACATCCAGGAGGCGGTGAACATGATCTGCTTCACCCTGCAGGTGCACTCTAACCTCGTCGGTTCCGTGCCCGGCAAGTCACAGAGCAACAACTCTGGAAGCGACAAACGCGAGCTCTACACCATCGCGCAAGCTCTGCAGAAGCCCTATCACGACCTGCTTTTCTCCGTCCATCAGCTCATCTGCAGGATCAACGGCTGGGAGAACGTGACAGTAGAGGTGCCGTTTATCCAGCTCACCACGCTCGATGAGAACAAAGACGCTAAAACAGTAACCATCAATAACAACGACGAATAAAATGAAAAGACAATGCCCTTCACTGCAGAAGTCGCTCGACTGGTGCGAAGGGATGCCGCAATATCCGGGCATCCGTCGCCGTGTATATTTCTGCAATAAATCGCTCATCGTGGAATGGCCGGAACTCGAGCGTGACGACTTCGGTAGAGTGGCCAGCGCGTTGCTCAGGGGTAACTTTGAACTCGCTGAGGGCGCTTTCTGGCAATATCTGGACATCAACATCGACAAGTCAACCGTCACCAGCGAGCCTCAAGGCGAGGCACCCAGCCAGACACAGCTCAACAAGGCCACATTCGTCCACAACGGCATCGACGACCAGGCAACAGCGGTCGCCGGGCTGCTCTCCAATGCGGATAATGTCTTCGTGTATGAGGACACGCAGGGACATTTCCGCGTCATCGGAAACAACCGCTGGCATACCAGGACAACGACGAACCAGGACCAGGGGCAGGGCACCAACCCTGCTAACACGGTTATCAATGTGGAGGCCACCGACATGATCGCACCGCCTTACTACAACGGCTATCTGACCACCGAGGATGGCAACGTCTATCCTCACATCGCGATGCCTGAACAGGAGGCGCACATCGTGATCACAAACCAGTATATCACCCTCATCGAGGGGAAGACCTTCCTTGCAACGGACGACGGCCAGACCGTGGATATCGAGGACCAGGAGGGAGATGCATACATCGAGATTGAAGACGATTACATTACAATTCATACAGACTAATCATGGCAAGACAAATCAGATTCAAGAACAGCCAGGGACAGTCACAACCGTTTGAGGTCCCGGCGGCGAACGTGAAGATGGCTGACGGCTCGGATGCCGAAACCGCCATCAGTAATGCCGCACAAAGCGGCGGTAGCGGCTCGGCTGAGCTGCCTGATACAATCATCGAGACCGAGGAGAATGGCTTCTTCATCGTCGATGAGGACCTCAATGTGGGGGGATATGTGACAAGCAGTGGCTCCAATATGATATCCGGGGCTGTAATCGGTGAAACCATCTAAATCGTACAATTATGGCAGGAATAGCAATCAAGATCAAGGGTGCCGACTTCAGTCGAAGCGGCAACGGTAAAGTTACCCTCAAGGGCTCATCTGTGCCTGTAACGGGAATCGCCATCAACGGACCGAGCGAGGTGACGGACAGCGGACAGTTCACGGCAGTGCTTTCGCCTTCCAACACCACGCAGCGTGGTGTCACCTGGTCGATAAGGGAGATAACGACTGCAGCGAACATCGATAGCAATGGCCTCGTGACCGCCGGCAAGGGCGCCAACAGCACGAGCATCACCATTATCTGCGCCTCAGTGGACAACCCCAAGGTCTCGGCGTCTAAGACAATCACGGTCACCAAGTCCTCATAACAGCCGGCAGCTCCCGATATGGTCACGTCAGGACTTATCCACAACTATGACGCTCACGGCATCGGCAGCTCACCGTCCATCATTGACAGCGTGGCGGGGCTGACGGCGACATTCAACGGCACGCCGGGCGAGAACTGCATTGAGATCACTTCTACGCTGGACGGCAATACGCTATCACACGTTGAATGGGAAAAGATGCTCAACGGACTCTCGACCTGGACGCTGGAGTATGTGCTGATGGCTGGTGGCTTCGATAACACGAGCGCGGACATCTACCACGATGTGGCAAGTAAGGACACCAGCGGCCGAGTAGTTGTCTATCTCGGTCCGTCAGAGGGTGTGGATAATGGCATGGTCAATGTCCGTAAAGACGGTTCTTGGGCCCAGGTTCCATGGGACACCAAGGTTTCGGAATTGATCGACTGGAGCGTACCGCATGTTATCCATGTCACCAGAGAGCAGGCCGCGACCGGGGTCTCGTTCAAGCTCTATGTGGACGGCCGACAAGTGGCTGCAGCCGAATCCTCGACGGCATACAGCGGTAATACCTACTCTGACGGTGCCGTATTCCTCGCCACCAAGGGACAAAGGACACTCTATGCCATCAGGGCTTACAACAAGGCACTGTCAGCTGACGAGGTATCGCAGAACTTTGAGTACGACAACGACCGTTACGGCCTCAATATCGGCAAGTGATGGAAGACAAGAAGCTTGAATTCACGGCAGGCGGTTACGGGCTCCGGNNCACGCCAGCTGCGTCAAGATGCAGGGCGTCGGCTCGCTGCACAGCGCACAGGCTGGAGCCGTCCAGCTGCCACTCGGCGTCATCGCTGACGGATCGATCACGGCAGCATCCAGGTACTCGGCGGCCAAGTTCTCAGGCATGACAACATCGGTTGTCATGAAAGAGCCCTTTGTCGCCCCTGGCGTGGGCGTCACCTTCAGCGTCGCCATCGATGACGCGCTAAAGGGGCTCAAAGTCAAAGTCTATTACGGATATAACGAAGGCATGTCAAGCACCACCTCCAACGTCTCCAAGTACAGCTCTGACGAACTGGCAGATGGCGGCTCTTTCACCTTCCCCGTGGTAAACGACGGTGCAGGCTCAGGCTATGACATGGCACGCTATTATTATCGCATCGCATTTGTCTCATCGTCGCTGGCGATGACGGCTGAAGATATCGCCGAAGCCATCCGCCTCGGTCATCTGGCCGTCACCTTCGTTGACCATGCACCTGATGTCGTGAGCCGCCATCCCCGCGCCACAGAGATCATCGAGGTATCGAAAGCGGCAAAGACGGTGGGCGACCCCTCGACGCGCCATCGTAATTACGTATTCACCCACATTTCCGACATGCACGCCAACGCTATCGCGCTACATGATGCGCTGGACTACTCGGCGGCTGTGGGCAGCCAGGGGCTCTTCATCACTGGCGACGTCGTGGCGCAGTCCAGCTTTGACGGCTTCGGATACGTACACCACGCCTGCAAGGATTACGGTTTCCCGTCATTCCTCACCACAGGCAACCACGACGGCGTGGGCGTGAGCTCGCTGGCATCTTTCAACAACATGTTCTTCGCCGACATGGCGGCGACATTCGGCTATAAGAGAGGCAGCGGCATGGGTTACTACTACATGGACCTCGCGCAACCCAAGATCCGTGTCATCGCCCTGGACTGCTCGGACACTTCAGTATCCTATCGCATCAGCAGCATAGGCTCAACACAGGTGACTTGGCTGCAGAATACGCTATCGGCGACACCTGCAGGCTATGGCGTCATCATCCTGTTGCATCAGCCGCTGGGCAACCCGACGGCTGAAAGCCGTTCGGCTCACCCCTCGTTCGCGAAGTATCCTGATCTGAGCTCGTCGGACATCAACTGGACAGGTGCCTCAGCCGTTCGCGCTGCAGTGGACAACTTCATCACTGGCGGCGGTGAGTTCATCATGTACTGTTGTGGACACTTCCATGCGGATATCGTCGGCGTGATCGCTGGCACCACCCACACTCAGCTCATGGCGTGCATCGCGTCGCCTAATGGGCTCTACGACATGCAGAATGATGTGTGCTCGGTGGGCGATGGTGCCAGCGGAGCGCGCGACCTTTTCAACGCCTACGTCATCGACCGTGCGCGGCACACCGTGCGCGTCGTCAGGGTAGGGGCCAACATCTGTGAAGACCTCAGCGAGAGGCTGGTGGAAGAATTTAACTATTGCTGATGGCTACGTCGCTGATATATACTCAAGCATTCTGGCTGTCGTCCGCGCTCCAGGACCTCTCCTGGAGCACGGACCAGCAACAGGTGCATGTGCGTTTGTATTACCAGCACACGGGGCAGATCCTGCTTGAGACGACGCTGGCCGCCATCGGCGGCACAGCCCGGCTCTACCAGACAAGGGAGCTCGTTGAACGCTATATGCGGCTGAGGGGCATCGCAAGGCTCTACCCGCTGCAGGTGCAGCACATGGAGGGCTCGTCATGGGTGCATGATGCCGCCATGACGGTCATATACTGTGAGCTGGACATGATGCTGCCGTCTGGCGGCACCTCACAGTTCCTGGAGCAGAACTTCCTCACCTCGCGCAAGGCGAAAGTCCTGCCTACGGATGAGCAGGTCATCGAGCAGCTCTTCTTCGTACAGCCTCAAGGCACGCCTGAAGCACCGGTGCTGCACGTCACCTACCTCGACGATGAGGGGGGCGTCGCCATGGGCGACATCACCCTCCAGGCGGATTACGGTGCAGCCCAGGGCAATCTCTATGTCTGTGAGTTCTCGCTGGCAACGGTTAAGCAGGCGATTCAGGATGCCGTAACCGTCATCGCCGTGACGGTATCGGTCGGCTCACGCCACATGGAATATTACCGCGCGGCAAGGCGCGGCAACGTGGCGTTCCGCTTCGCCAACGCCTTCAACGTGCCGGAATCGGCTTACCTTTCGGCGGTCGTCAACCGCAAGACGGAAGACGGCCGAAAGATAGCACGTATCGCCGGCACGCTGGCACTCTATGACCGCCGACCTGTCACCTCATACGAGGTGCAGACCGCGCCCTTGTCATACGAGCAAGCCGGATGGATTGACCAGCTCATCACCTCGCCGGACGTGTGCCTCATCGACGGCACACAGGTCATCATCACGGACGGCACGGCAGAGTGCCATAACGACAATGCCGAACTCAACTCAGCGAAATTCACCTACAGCCAGCTCGACATGAGGCACACCGTTTCAGACATGGTGCAGCCCGCGAACATCTTCACCGTGCCTCCGCACAGCTACCAGTTCGCCTAACGCCTAAAGCCTAAAGCCTAACGCCTAACGCCTAAAACAATGAACAGCATCCACATATCGACAGCGCGTAAAATCATCGACAGCGGCGACCCCATCGACCTGAAGGTCTGGAAAAAGGACGGTTCGGTCATGGAGCTGAAGCGGTGTGTGGGGCTGCGTTACAATTTCCGCAACGGCACGCGCACCATCAAGATCCTCGCATCGCGGCAGATCCGCACCATCCATGATGTGTGCGTGTTCGAGGTGAACGGAATGACAGTATTCCTCTAATTTCTAAACTATACAGAATATCACATGGATAAACTCAAGATTACATTGCCTACTGACTGGACAGAGCTGGAAGACCAGCAGCTCTACTATGTATATAACCTGATAGCCGACAACCTATCAGCCCCACAGATCAAGACCTACTGCCTCTTCCGCTTCGGCAAGCTCAGCATGGTTTGTCGCTACGGTGACGGCTTCCTCGTGAAGCACGAAAGGCAGGAATACCTCGTCACGGCTGAGACCATCGCCGGGGCGATTCGCTCTCTGGACTTCCTGGACGACGTGCCTGCCCGGCCCGTGCGCATATCCAAAATCAAGGGACATCGCGCGTGTGACCCTATGCTCAGGGATATCGACTTCCAGACATATCTATATATCGACAACCTCTACCAGGGCTTCCTCTCCACTCAGCAGCACGAAATGCTCAACGACATGGGGCAGATGCTCTATGACAGCCACAAAATCCTGCTCAACCAGGCTCAGAAGATGAGCGTTTTCTACTGGTGGACGGCAGCGAAGATGGCGTTGGCGGCGCAGTTCCCGTACCTCTTCCGAGGAGCTGGTGGCCAGAACAACCTCATCGGGGACACTCGCTCGCTTTCCAAGAAGATGAATGATGCGATGAACAACCAGATCCGCGCTCTCACCAAGGGCGACATCACCAAGGAGGAACAGGTGCTGAAGATGGACCTCTGGCGCGCGCTCAACGAACTGGACAACATCGCGCGTGAAGCCGAAGAACTTGAAGCCAAATCAAAACACAATGGATAACAGTATTGAAAAAAGCTACGCATGGGACGCGACCGCCTATTTTCGCGAGCTCACACTGAGAAACAAGCTGGCACAACGGCAGAACTACCTCTTCGCGCAGGTCAGCGGCCTCGATGGACTGGAAGACTACATCGCAACGATGAAGTCTTCACGTGCCGCTGTCTGTGTCAGCGACATCTCGCCCGGATATACCGAGATGAACAACACGCCGCACACCAGGCGCGTCAAGACGGTTTTCATGATGAAGAGACACAAGATAGGCGACATGGCGGCACGGGCACGCTGCATGGACGAAATGCGCGAGCTCTTCCGACAGTTCATGTCTGCCTTGTTCAAGGAGAGGACACGCATCAGCCAAGGATTCCTCTACCTTGACCCGCGTGTGCAGTTCACCGAGATAGAGAGGTATTTCGCCGCCGGCGCGGCATGTGCCTACTTCCAGATCGCGCTCGACACTTACACTAACCTGGTGTATCGTGACGAGGAATGGATACAATGAGTTACCAATGTGATTTAGTTTATAGTTTTATTGCAATGAAGGCTGGCACGCTGGGAAGCGTGCCTGTCTTTTGGCACGCAAGCCTTTTGAGGTAAATTTGCTTAAGACAACCAAAAAAAGGCTTGCAAGATGATCTCAATTCTCAATAATGATGAGCTGCTGCAGTATATCACTAACGTGGTCGAAACAGTAGAGGGCGAAACGCCCTTGTACAACAAGATACTTCCGCAGCTGGAAATCACCGAACAATGGTTGCATGACTCAATCGTTGGTGATATCCCCATCGACGGGGATAGACAAAAGATGGTGGCCACTGTCATAGCGTGTGAGGCGTTCCGTCGGTCAGTGCCCTCGCTTGACCTCATCCTTACGCCCAACGGATTCGGCGTCGTGTCGAACGCCAACGTCGCACCGGCAAGCAAGGAGCGCGTGGAAAGACTGATCGCATCTCTCGCTGAGCAACGGGACAAAGCCCTCGGTGCGCTGCTCAATGACCTGGCAAAGGACAACAATTGGATGGCGACGGAGCGCGGCCAGTGGCTCGCCTCCTCTTTCTTCTCGTCCTATTCTGACGACCCCGTGCCGCTGAACTGCATGGAGTCCGGCGACAGGTGGCAGGGATGGCTACTGCTGAGACAAAAGGCCCAGCCCATCGAGCAGGCTTACAGCGAGAGGTGGTTTGGCCAGGAACTCACGGCACGGCTAAGGCACACGCTTGCCACGTCACCCCATGGCGCGACGGATGTTGTCGCCCTGGCTTCCACCATACGTACCATCATCCTGGATGAAATCTGCACTGGACTGCGCATGTTCCATCGGCTTGACAGATGCGTGAACTACATCCGCGACAACGCCGAGCTGTACCCCGAATGGCAGACCGACAAGGTGGCTGAGCTCTTCGAGGATAAGTGGCGGTTCAAGAACAAGAAGAATTCGCCTGGATATTTCTTCTAACCTTTTCAAAATCCTTTCAGTCATGGAAAAGGTCAAATTAAATATCCAGCTCGCCATTGCGGTCATCGTGTTCCTGGTCGGCTGCGGACTGGTGATCGCTGGCTTCATCCTGCCGCCGCCTGGAGTGATCCACGACTCGGTGCTCATCGTCTTTGGCGAAGCATGCACCTTCAGCGGCTCATTGATAGGCATAGACTATCGATATAAGTTCAAAGCCTATGTGGTGGAACAGCACAAGCCTAGACACCGCAAGCGTCCACTGCATGCGGCTGAGCCTGAAATCATAGAAGATAATATCGAAGAATATGAGGACAATTAAGGAAATTATCGTACACTGCAGCGCAACCCCAGAGGGGAGGCCGCATACCGTACAAGACATCCGTGCGTGGCACAAGCAGCGTGGATTCGCGGACATCGGGTACCACTACGTGGTCTACCTCGATGGCTCCATCCATGCGGGCAGGTCAACCAAGCTGACCGGGGCGCACTGTACTGGCCACAACAAGAATTCCATCGGCGTGTGCTACATCGGCGGCATGTCCAAGGACATGAAGACCGCCAAGGACACACGCACCGAAGCCCAGAAACAGGCTCTGGTAAAGCTGCTCAGGTGGCTCAAGAGCCAGCACCCACAGGCGAAGATCTACGGGCATCGCGACTTCGCCGCCAAGGCCTGCCCGTCTTTCGACGCTCGACGTGAATATGCCGATCTATGACTAACGCCTAACGCCTAACACCTAACGCCTAACGCCTAAATTTATGGAAGACCGATACAAATCCTGCGCTATCGCAATCGTTATTACTCTGCTCCTGCTCCTCGCTATCCTGGTGCTGCCGATGCTCGTATCATGCCGCAGCCATAAGGTGGCTGCAAAGCAGGTCGCATCATCGCAGCACGTGTACACCATGGCAGACAGTGCCAGCGAGACCGCTACGCGGACTCACTGGCTCAGAAATCTCGCCCTGGATATGGATAGCTTCGAGATGATCATCCTGCCGCTGCCGGACACTCCTGCAGCGGTGGACTCCTGCACACTGTCTGACCTCCCATCAGGACGACCGCGCCGGCAAGCGGCGGTCGTCCTGAGAGGCAGACATGCCTCGATAGGAAAGACCGACTATGTTGAGAGCGACCTGTCGGCTCGCTCTCAACAGCGTGCCGCATCGTCGGACTCCTCCTCTCTCGATCTGCAGCAGTACAAGGACATCGATACGACAGGCATTGCCAAGCCGCCTAATACAAGCATGGTGATGGTGGTGGCCATCATCGTAGCCGCTGCCGTCATCCTTATCCTCGGCTACTTGAAATACCGCAAGGTGAGATGACAGGCTCACAGCGTAATTAACGTTACGCGTCCGGATGAGTGTCAAGACGTGAGCCTGCACCGTGTTGGTGGCACGGGAAAAGCAGGGCGGCAGCCCAGCGCAAGCCCCAGACGTGACGATCACGCCAGGGGCTTGCTGGTTTCTTGTCAGGGCAGACGGCTCCCATGCCGCAAGCAAACTCGCAAGCTCGTTGCCCGCATCATGGGAGCCGCCAGCCCACGCCCCGCCCCACGCCCCGAAGCGCTCTGAAGGCATGGCGCACTGCCCGCTGCGTTCGCGCCTCTCGCTGCGTGGAGGAGAGGGCACGGCAGTCGCCTGATCGCAAAGACACCCCGCGCACCAGGATGCTTCGCTCGCTCTCATCCCGATGCTCTCGCTGTCGCTCGGGGGTATCTTCGCTGGCTCCTGCCTACCCACTCGCCCACTACGCTCCGCCGCTTCCTTGCGGGCAGTGCGCCAGCACGCGCTTCGCCCTGCCGAGAGCACCAGGGCATGGTGACAGCCCCATGGCCGGGCAATCAGGCACCTGCGGCACGCCGCTGACGCTTCGCTATGGCAGTCTGCCACCTGCTCGCTGAGCTCACAGACGTTAGACTGCTATCCGCTGCGCTCTCGCTCGCGTGCCTCCGCTGCCTCATTGCCCTGAGGCATGGTGGCAGCACCGCGCAATCCATTGATGGGCTCGACGTGTCACACGCCCAGCCCATCACCGCGCATTCGCCTCCCCCGTGCCCCCTCATGGCTGAGATGTGCAGCGGTGCAGGCGTGCGGACTTGCGGAAATCTGACAAATTTTAACATCCCTTTACATATTCCGCTAAAGCGGCGAGGGGTTCGCTCGAAGGGGCGCATCGCCCCTTTTGAAACCCCTGCTTCGCTGATGCTCAGTCTGTTAATTTTTCGTTTGCTGCAACATCACAAAAATTAACAAAATCGTTACGCCGATTTATCACTGGAAGCCCCTGCCAGTAGGCAGGGAGAGAGGACACAGGGGCTATCTGGCAAGCCAGATTATCCCTGTGAATAGTTGTTAAAATGCGAAAGTATGACTATCTTTGCAGGGAGTAACTAATTCATTAAAACATTAAATCGATGGATATGAAGAAATCAATCATTATCGCAACCCTTCTCTTGGCAATGACCGGGTGCCAACCAACGGGGCCAATGTTCTATCAAGAGGCATTTTCTCTGAACTATGCCGAGATTGCAGGCCCGAATTTCCTGATTACAGAATCGGATGCCGTCGGCTTCGATTACATTGGCGTGGCCAGCCTCTATGTGATAGAGGCAACCGGCAACACGAAAATTGACAAAAAAGAAAAAGAGCAAAGGTGCCGATGACATCTATGGGGACAAGGACACCTACTATTACACGACCACAGGACTGAGAGAAGCTAATACCAGGTCAGCCCTTGCTTTTGCTGTCGAGAAAGCCAAGGAACTTGGCGGCGATGGTATCATCAGGCTAAGAACCAATCTGGAAACAGACCTCATCGAGGGCAAAAGGCGGACAAAATATGTAGAAGTCCAGGGCATGGTGATCAAGCGCAAATAAGCAGATTCCAACCTGCTTAATAGATGATTTTTTAGATAATTAGGGGAAATTGAGAGAAGATTTCCTCTAAATGGTCTCACGGAAAACGTGCGGAAAACGTGCGGAAAACGCACGGAAAACGCGCGGAATTTCACGGAATTCTATCCGTTTTTTTATGTTTTACAGCATGTTTTGGCGTTTTTTTTCGATGGTTGTTTGTATAATACGAAAAATAGTATTTATTTTGCGGTGCCTCATTCTTCCACGTCAGAAACTTAAGACACCTATTGAGCCGAGCCAGCAAGCCCGGTTCAATTTTTTAAGAAAAAAACGAAAATTCGTATCAAATAATTTGGTAAATACGCATTTTCGTATTATCTTTGCAGTGTCTTAAGAGATCTTTGACATTATTAAATCATTTCAATTATGTTTAAAGAAATTTCTGACCAAGAAGATGACCTTCTCGAAATTTTGAGGATGGCCCGGAAGAGCTATCCTAACGGATATGAGAGGCTCATCCAGTCTGCGCAAGAGATCTTTGATGAACTTGCGACGCCGCCTGGCTTTGAATAAGCTATCCTTTTATTAAGAGCCGCATCGAGGATGTGGTGCGGCTCTTTTTTGAAAGGTGTAATTATGAAGAAATACTTTACTATCCTGCCAAACATTAACTGATTATGAACAACAAACAAGAAACCGTCACAATGCGTGCCCAGCTCAACGACATCCTGCTGCTGACATCCTGGAGAGAGATTGCCATGACCTATTTCAAGAAATCCAGTTCATGGCTTTACCACAAGTTGGATGGCATTGACAGCAATGGAGGCTTCACCCCCGAGGAGGCGCGCCAGTTGAAGCAAGCGCTCTATGACATCAGCGACCGCATCCGTCGCGCTGCCGACACGATCTAAAGAAAACATTTTTAATCGTTCCAGTCAATTCGCTCCCACATCAGCGTCCCGTGGTGCCCATCGAGGGCAGTGCGGGACGCGTTTTTATGTTTTACAGCATATTTTGTGATTTTTCGGTTATTTTTGATTGTATATTTACTATTTGGTTGTAATTTTGCAGCAAAGATATTATCCCCCTTAGATGAAAAAGGCTAAGGCTCGCCACCTCTTTCAAGGGGTGGCTATTTTTTAGAACATGGAGAAACAACGAGTTATAGTATATATTGACGGTTTCAATTTCTTCTATGGATTAAAGAGTGAAGCCAAGTGGAAGGCTATGCAATGATACAACCGGCTTAAAACATGTTTTACAGCATGTTTTTGAAAATTTCCTGTCAAAAATTTGGCGGGAATTTCCTTTTTGCCGTACATTTGCAGCACTAATCATCAACGATGTTTGTCATCGCCGCCTGAGCGTCGGTTATCCGCTCGAATCTGCTTCGGGCTATTTTTATGCCCGATAACAGCCGATAGAAGGCTGCCTTTCCGCATTAATATGGCGCTCCCTCGGGATGACACTTGTTGGTGGTTAGCAACGGAACAGGCAGCCGTTTTTATATACTGCCATTTGCTAACCACCAACAAGTGTTATGAACAACACAATTCAAATCAACCGAGAGAGTGCGCCCATCGAGGTGCTGGCCACAGCAGCGGCCAAGGCGCTGCTGACGTTTGCAAAAATTGCAATTTCCTCATCAGTCAACACGCTGCTGGCCCTGGTGGCCGTGATGCAGCTTTTCGCCTGGATCCTCAGTGACGGCACGGCCGGCAACCCTGCCCCCTGGTGCATCGCCTGGGTGCTCCACTTCGCGCTCATCAGCGCCATCGACATCAGGAAAGGAGGTGTCCGTCTATGAGGAATACGGATTGGACTGCCCCGCTGGCTCGGGAGAATGCCAAAGCGGAAATGCGCTACAGTGACGGCCTGAGGGAGCTGCGCAAGACACTCTATGAGAAGCGGCAGGCCACACAGGCCGAGATCCAGGCGGCCAAGCGTCGCCATGAACGCGACTGCACGGCCATCAAGATGGATGTGGAGCGTCGCCGTCTTGAGATTATCCATATCATCGACCAGCTCAAGGACCAGAGGCTGTTCTTAAGGCAGCGGATGCACGATGATCCCGAGGCCAACAACGACTTCAACGCCGGGGAACTCATGCGCCTCACTAACGACATTGACGCCAACCGCCACCAGCTGCTCGCCCTGGACGAGGAGAGGCAGCTGCGTATCGAGCAGACCCAGACCATCTATGAGAACACGTCAAAGACCCTGCGGAACCACATCGCCCAGCTCAACGAGAACTACCGGGTGAAGGCCTGGGAACTGCGCAAGCAGCTGCTGAAGGCCTACGATGACAACCGGGCAAAACTGTCCCAGGAAGGAGGTGCTGAGTAATGGAATACATCATTAAGCCCTATAACAACGCTACCGCCCACCGTATTACTGACGGCACAATCAAGGGCTATATCCAAACCCGCAGCGGAAACAATGTGCGCATCCTGTGTGATGACGCCAAAGGGGGATTCCCGCTTATAGGCCTGGTCGAAGATGAACTCGGTGAAAGACCCATGCAATGGACGCTCAAAGGTAAATATTTAGCCTTGAGGAAAGAGCCGCACCGCCACGACCTCGTGATGTTCGTACAAGAGGAAGGAGGTGAGGCATGATCGCTGAGCTCAGAATCATTACACGGGAGTACGGGTGTAAGAACATATCAGTCAGCATCGGGAAGGTCGTTGCGCTTGACTTCGAGAACCCGACACCTGGCGCGGAAATCAAGGTGACGTCGTGCGGCCAGAGGTCAACCAGGGAAGAGCACCTTAGCTTGGAAAGCATGGAGGATCTGCGAGAACTCTACCAGGCACTCGGCGACTTCCTCGCTCATGAGGATAATATGCAGGAAGGAGGTGAGAGGCATGGAGAATGATGTCAACATCGTGGGAATGGTCATAAGCGCGTGGCTTGAGAACTGGATGCCAGCCGACACCCCCCCGTCTCAAAGCGCTGAAACAGACAGTATTGTTATCCTTAAAACTTCGGAGGACATAGTGGCCGATCTGAGCGACATGATTGACGCAACGACAGGGGATGTCGCCTTGATGATGGCCGCTGCCGGCTACAGCATCAGGTTCAGGCCTGACGGCCGCCACGGATGGGCGATGTCCCCAAGGCGAAAGTAACTTTTCACACATTTTTTTGACAGGTGGCGGCGGTCGTCGGGAGACGATCGCCGCCCTTCTTGTGGTCACACCCCCGAACCCCCTCTTTTTAAGGCAAGCAGCGTACACCAGTACAGGGGTACACCGACGGTCAGAGCCAAGGAGGGGGCGCGGGGGATCGCCCCTGCACCACTGTCTCGACCTTGACCAATAGGATACGTTGGCGTTTTACCACGGTAAACCGCTATAAATCAGCGGATAGCATATTTATAGATTTTTCTTTTTTTTGATTCATATAAAGTAGAAAAAAAAAGTACATTAGTACGGACTGCCCGTAAGTTGCCAAAAATCAGCAAGTTAACACCGCACGATTTTGAGGTTTTGAAGTGTGCGCAAGTGTACGCACTGTACATTAGTACGGCCCCACGAAATCGTGCAAAAAGTGTGCGCCACTTAATGCACTGATGCACAATAGAATAAATGTCTAAAATTTTGGCCTCTGTACGAATGTACACAAAAAACGCATTTCTCAGGCACCCCCCCTATGGTGTAAAACATAAAATAATGCATCTGATGAAAAACATAACCAAATATGTTAATAATTAAGGCATTTATTGACATAAATGGTTAGATTTTTAGTAATTTTGTAACATGAATATCTACCTGAAGTTGCCGAAATACCTATCCGAGTGGTGCCTGCACGAGTACGGCACGCCTGATGGCACTGTGCGGTTTCCGCGAGGGGGCGCCGAGAGCGACGTGCTGGAAATGATGCTCGACGTGCAGCCGGACCCTGAGCATCCTGAACTCAGGATGCCGGGAGAAACGGCTGTCGAGCTTCCCATATTCAAGTCTAAGCCACAGCCGACATACTGCTATCTCACTCCATACGCCAAAAAAGTGCTCACACATGTCATCATGGTGCGCCTAAGGGTGAAGCTGTGGCACGACCTCTACAGGATAGAGAAGTTGTCACTGCCGATCACTGATTCAATCTATGACTGGATGGCGAGACATGGTGTTGATGATGATCCGAAGTCGTGGGAGGCACTCAGGCAGATGTATATGCGACAACGGGCTGCATATCGCCAGGGAATAAAACCGCAGGAAAAAATGCAGATTTAACATGGTTTAACAAGGATTTCAGACCTAAAAAATAACAAACCGTAACAACAAGCACAATTATTACATTGACATCATGGGCTATTCAGAATGTAACAGGATGCCAGGCATCATCAGGGTGATGTGGCTGCACGCGTCTCAGCTCTCGCCACACATGGCAGAGAAGCATATCGCTGGCGTGCCGGTGGCTGTAGGCTCTACGCCTAACGAGATAGCGATCATCAAGGATGCATCAGCTAAAGGCGTGACAGCCTACGAGAATAACGGACTGATTTGCAGAGCAACGCTGGAGTTTTCCACATCCGATGAAGTTCCAAAGGATGAGGATATCGTCTGGCTGGTACAGGATGCCGATGAAACTTGGTGGCTCATCGGCACAAAAGAGAGGAATTTCCCCGTAACCGAGGTGACGAGGTCGGCCGGATCTCCTGGCGGGGAACCGGCGGTAGCGACAGTCAAGGTCTCATATTCAGGGCTCGTGGCGCTCATCCCGGTAGCGCTGTAGGCGTTTTGAAGTCTTTTGTCCCTCGCACGCGTGATAATATCTTTGTGTGAGCATTTTAAAACACACAATCATGGCTAAGAAAACATACCACCTCCACCTGAAAGGGACTGTCGGCTACTGGAACTTCGATGCCGACTATGTTGACTATGTGCTCAATAAGCACAAGAATGAGCAGGTGAACGTGCTGATTGACTCGCTGGGCGGCTCGGTCGCCACTGCTTTGTCAATCTCGGCAGCGTTCAAGCGGCACGGGAATGTACATGTGCACTACGTGGGCATGAATGCGTCGGCTGCAACCATCGCTTCGCTCGGTGCTGCCCGCATCACCATCGACACGTCTGCCATGTACCTGGTGCATAAATGCAGCCAGATGGTGTTCAAGTGGGACCTCTTGAACGCTGACCAGCTGCAGCAGCTCATTGAGGAATGCGAACAAGCCAAGAGAGACTTGGATAAGATAGACTTGAACATCGCCGAAGGCTACGCTCGGCGATGCAAGAAGGAGAAGGAAGATCTGCTCGCGCTGATGAAGGTCGGTGGCTGGCTCAACGCCCAGGAGGCACTCGCATGGGGCTTCGTGGACGAGATCACCGACAATCCTGAAGATGAGGAGCCGAAAGTGACGGAAGAAGTCGTGGACTTCATGGCAGCCCATGGCATCCCGATGCCTGATCTGCCTGTAGACGATGAGAAGCGGTCTCTTCTCCACCAGATCAAGGAATTCTTGCGTAAAGTCTATCCCAATGAATCAAATAACAAACAAACCACTAACACTACAACGATGAAGAAATCTTTTGTTTTCATCGCCGCCGTGCTGGCACTCGCTGCTTTCGAGTGCGAGGATGGCGGCAAGGTCGATATGACGTGTGACCAGCTGAAGGATATTGATGACCGCCTCAAGTGCCTGACTGACCAGGCTGAGGCTGACAAGGCCACCATCGCTCAGCACACCGCCACCATCGACGACCTCAAGGCACAGCTTGAGAATAAGACCGCTGAACTTGAAAAGCTGGCAAAGAAGCCTGCTGAAGAGTCGGAGCAAGTGAATAACCAGGGCTCACCTGCCGCTGAGAAAACTCCCATGGCAGAGTACTGCAACGAGGTGAACGAAGCCCAGAAAATGTTGGACCAACTCAATCATTAATCAACATGGCAAATCATCTTATCATCGTAAGTCCTGACGAGGCGGCCTGGAAAGAGGCTGCCAAGAAGTGGGGACGCGTTTTCCTGAAAATGGCGGTCCTCGCGATGAAGGACACCACTAAGTTCATGACGGGCCTGCCCGGATGCCGCACGAACCAGTATCTCGGTACTGTTGAGTCCGAGGCGCAGTTCTATCCCTACGCCGCCGATAAGCGCGGCGACGGCAATACGGCCATCAAGTTCGAGGAGCTGGAAATCTACTTCGGCTCAATGATCCACGACTTCGTGCCTGACGATTATGTGCAGACGCTGCTTGGCGAACATGCTGACGTGATCGGCAATGGTCAGTCTAAGTCTGAGGTCGCACGTCTTATCCTGGGCACAATCATGCAGAGTGCCGGTGAAAAGCTCGCTCTGGCTATCCCCAATGCAGTGCGTGATGGAAACGGCAACAGGACTGTGGACCTCTTCAACGGTCTTGCTACCTGCATCAAGCGTGCTATCTCCGGTGCTAAGGTGACGGTGGCGAACAAAAACCTGGTACAGCTGAACGATGGTATCACGGCCGAGAACGCAGTGGATGTCATCAAGAGCATTGAGTTCGGTCTGGATAGCCGCCTGCGCCGGCAGGAGCGATTCTTGTATTGTGACCCTGCCATCGTTGATCTCTACAACGAGAGCTATCTGGCTACTCATCCTGCAGTGCCGTACAACGAGAAGTATGAGCAGAACTACGTGGAAGGCTCTAACCGACGCATGACGTTCGCTCCTCTCGACGGTTTGGCCGGAAATAAGATGATGTTCATCTCTACCAAGTCTAACGTTATCTACGGCTACGACGGCGTATCAGACCAGGAACGCTTTGAGGTGCTTCGTCACGATGCAGACACCTTCACCGTCAACGCGAAGATGTTCTTCGGCACGGGCTTCCGTACCTACGACTACCGTATGTTCAAGGCCATTGTGCTGCCGCAGTAATCCTAATCTTTTAAAATTGTTTGACTATGGCTAAAAGAGAATGTCCTTCACTGCAGAAGTCGCTCGACTGGTGCGAGGGAATGCCTCAGTTCCCCGGCATCCGTCGCCGAGTGTACTACTGCAACAAGAATCTGATTGTTGGCTGGCCTACGCTGACGCGTGATGACTTCGGCCGTGTCACCGATGCCAAGTACGTCGGTAACTTCGAGCTCGCTGAGGGCGCGAAGTTCCAGTACATTGACATCAATATCGACAAATCGACGGTCACCAGTGAGCCCCAGGGAGAAGTCCCCAGCCAGACCCAGCTCAACAAGGCTACCTTTGTGCACAACGGCATCGATGACGAGGCGACCGCTGCCGCTGGCTTCCTCAACAACAGCGATAACGTCTATGTCTATGAGGATATGGAGGGCAACTTCCGTGTGCTCGGCAATGACAAATGGCGCACGCTGACTACGGTAAACCAGGACCAGGGGCAGGGCACCAACCCGGCATCCACCACAATCAATGTGGAGGTGACCGACGAGATCGCAGCTCCTTTCTATGTCGGCACGATCGAGACAGAGGATGGCGAAGTGTCGCCTTCCAACACCCCGAGCGTGAAGCCTTGATTGGGCTTGAGTATCCTTTATTCTTGGACTTTGATAGCGATGGCGATGGAGGGCCTGCTGGATGGCATCTTGACGGATGTGCCTGAGAGAGCAGAGCTCTCCTCGCTGTTGATGGATGCGAGGACTGAGGCCTGTCCTCAACTCAAAGACCTGTTCGCAGTGCAGAAGAGGAAGTCTTGGGACAAATCCGCCGAAGCACGCTGCGACTTGGCATATAAGCTGAGGCTGACAAGGCGATCAGACGTGGACTTCGTGACCATCTGGCAGAAGTCGGTCCTCGGCAGAACGCTCAGGGAAATCAAGGCTGACCCTGACATGGTGGCGTTCTTTGCCGACAGCATCTGTCCCGTGATTAAGGAAATGCTGGGCTACAGCCTCTCTCGTGGCGATTGGTGTATTGTGACATCTCCGAAGAGACGACATAAGGAGAAGAACTTTGCCACGCTCATCAGCGAGAGCATTGGGCAGACGCTTGGCATCCAATTCTATGAGGATGTGGCATTCTGCCACACAAAACAGCGCGTCAACGCTGTTTTTGAGCTGAATGTCCTGCCCAGCCAGACGAATGTGATTGTATATGATGACTTTGTCACGACTGGGCAGACGTTGGCAGCAATGAAGAGATTGCTTCAACCTCTCGGCAAGAACCTCGTGTTTTTCGCCGGAGTAAACAATAAGCTTGGATAATTTATGGACGATAAGATTACTAAAAGGATTCAGGACTGGATGTATACTCCAAGGGCTGAGCGTAACATCCCTGAAGGGGCGATGCTCCTGCTGAAGATCAATCAGAACAAGGTGCTCTACAGGAATATCTTGGCGAAGCCGGAGAAGATGCACGACAAGCTGGAGTACGAGCTGGGCAAGCAGCTGCAATGGCGGCTGAAGCAGGTGACGCATGAACAGATAGTGCAGATGGAGGAGAAGGCTGAAGGTATAACATCTTTTCTTGATGAAGGCAAGGAGGGCGTAAAGCAGGATTTCCGCACAGGCATTCGCGAGGATCACGAACAATTGCCTGATGAGATACGCGCTCTTTATGTCGAGAACAAATCCCTCATGCAGCGCATGAGGGATCTGCACGCTCAGCTGCGTATCATCCAGCAGGGCAGGCCCGGCTATGTCTGCAAGGACAGTGATAAATACCCATTCCTGAAGGAGCTCCTGGAACTCGACAGGAAGTATCGCGATAACTGGGCTCGCTATGACAACTACGATGTCAAGACGGCAGAGTCGATTGAGCGTCTGGATGCTCGGCAGGAGAACCGTAAGGCTCTCGCCTTTATTAATTTCAACAAGGGGAAATACAGGTCACAGCCCAACGAAGAGCTGCGCGGTCAACTCGCTGCAGCATACGCTAAGGTCACATCGCCGACGGCGAAGCTGACCAGCGAGCTCATTGAGTTGGGGATCATCCAGGGAAGGACTGATGAAGAGGGGCGTTGACATAGCTGAGTATCTCCAGCCTCTCGCCCAGAATGGCACTCAGGCTTATCTCACCAATGAACTGCAGGTGGCTGATGTGCTGGAATGGGTACTTGATCAGCTCGGTCCGTCAAGGGTCTGGCAGACCTCATTCTCCATTTCGGAGGAGTTCGTCCGTCGCCTGTATTTCATCCAGAAGGGGGCGGCCGTGGTCGAATATACGCTGATTCTCGACCACAAGGCGACGAACAAGACCATCAAGCTCTGGCCGTTCATCTGTCAGGTGGTCTCAAAGACCTATCTGGCGGATAACCATAGCAAGCTGTTGCTGGTGTGCAGCGAGAAGGGTGAGGTGGTAACGGTCGTCACAAGTCAGAACCTCACGCGCGGTAATCGATCGGAATGTGCATTCCTATCGACGGATCTGAATATCTACAGAAAGCTTAAAGGACAGGTCGATGACCTGATCAGAAATCATTCAATACCTCTCAATGAATTATACGGACAAAGAATTGGAACAGATAGAGACGATGGCATCGCTGTATCTGACAATAACTGACATCGCACTGATCCTCGGGCATCGGCCCGAAGAAATGAGGCGCGACATCAATGCCAATGGTCACCCGGCGAACATCGCTTACATGAGAGGCAAGGTGACACGTAAGGTTGAGCTGCGCAAGCAGGAAATACAGCTTGCACAAGTAGGCTCGCCTCTCGCTCTGGACAATGCTCGCCAAGCCCTCATAGAGATGGAAGATGACGAATAACTCCTAACTCCTAACTAAGACCATGCCACCGCCTAAGATCATAGATGTGTGCCGTTCGGACCTGTTTACTCCGCAAGCAGATCTGGAAGAGCGCTTTGATGCTAAAACGGTCAATGCGCTGTTGAGGATCCGTGACGAATACCAGTGGGTGCTCGCTAATCCGGACCAGCCCGACAGAGTGTTTGTTGACCTGATGACAGTGCGCCATCGGATGTCTGAACGCGCCGTGTATGGCGACCTGGCCATCATCAAGCAGCTCCTGCCTGCATTGCAGAGCTCAAGTCGTGAGTGGCATCGATGGAAGGCGAACCAGATGCTGCTTGAAACCTACCAGCAGGCTAAGCGTCGCCACGACACAAAAACAATGGAGAGAGCAGCGGCTTCCTATGCGAAGTACAACCGTGTGGACTTGGAGGATGAGCAGACGATTCCCTACGAACAGATAGTGGTACAGCCCTTCACGGCGACTTCAGACCCGTCAGTTCTTGGCATCAAACCTATCGAGAATCTTGATGAAAAGGTCAAAGAACTGACAGAGAAATACCGTCGTGAGTCGATGGATATAGAGGATGTGGAATACGAGGAGGCTGACTTGGAAGAGGATAGCCTTTTCGGTAAGAATGACAATGAAGCAGACGAATCCAACATACTTTAACAAGCCTCAGAGGCTCGCACAGCTCATCGGGGCGCACACAACGGTCATCGTCGCCGGGCGCCGAACTGGAAAGACAGACTCTATCGCTGCGCCATTCATGCTTCGCAACATGCAGCGCATGGCCGGCAGCACTGGCGGCATCGTCGTGCCGACCTTCCGCCATGGGCTGACAAACACCATTCCTGGGCTGCTCGCCGCCTGGAAACGATGGGGCTATGTGGAGGGACTGCATTTTGTCGTCGGTAAAAAGCCGCCTAAAGGCTTCGCCGAGCCCATCATCAAGCCTCAAAACTTCGAGCACGTGATCAGCTTCTACAATGGCAGTGTCGCCATCATCCTCTCGCAGGACAGACCCGGTGCCGCCAATTCATTGACGCTCTCCTGGGTCTTGGTCGATGAGGCGAAATTCGTGGACTATGCGAAGCTGAAGGATGAAGTGCTGCCTGCCAACGGCGGCATCAAGTCGCATTTCGGTCGCCATTCGTTCAACCACTCCATGTTGGTCCTCAGCGATATGCCGCAGACGCAAAAAGGCTCCTGGTTCCTGCACTACCGCGAGAAGATGGACCCTGAGGTTATCGAAGCGATTAAGGGCCTCATCTTCCAGATCTGGAAAACGAAGCAGCGCATCAGGGCTCTCAAAGAGGCTGGAAACCCTGTGCCTGGTTATCTCCAGAATTACTTGCGCCAGAAGGACCGCGATCTGAACAGGCTGCGGTCGGTGGCTGTGTTCTACAAGGAATACTCCTCGATAGAGAACCTGCAGCTTATCGGCGAGAACTATATCAAGCAGATGAAGCGAGACCTCACGCCTCTGACGTTTCAGACTTCCATCCTCTGCCAGCGTATCGGCATCGCCAAGGATGGCTTCTACAACTCGATGCGTGAGAGCCATAAGTACAATGCGAGTGACTTTGAGTACCTGGACTCGTTGGGCTGGCATCCTGACCCTTCGGCACTGGATAGTCGAGCTGATGAAGACGTTGATCCGGACTCGCCCATCTGTATCGGGATGGACTATAACGCCAATATCAACTGGATTGTCGCTGGTCAACCCAGAGGTGATAAACTTCTTGTCCTGAAGTCATTCTTTACCAAGTTCGAGCGAAAGATTCCTGCAGTAGTGATGGACTTCTGCAATTACTATAGCTTTCACAGGAAAAAGACTGTTGTGTTCTACTATGACGCGACCGCGCTGGGGAGCAACGCCGTCAACGAGGAAGATTACTGCTGGAATGTCGTCAATGAATTCAATAAAAATGGATGGGAGGTTATCGCTGTGTATGTCGGACAGCCGATGCGCCACGATCTGAAATACCTGCTGATTAATAACGGCTTCGCCGGTAAACAACGGCTGATGCCGATGTTCAACCGGCAGAACAATGATGACCTGATTCTGGCCATCCAGTCGGCAGGCGTCGAACGCGGCCGCAATGGCTTCAGGAAAAACAAGTCGGGCGAGAAACTCGCTGAGAACGAGGAAAACCTGCTGGAACATCGCACTGACGGCACGGATGCCTTCGACACGCTTTACATCGGCTGTGAGAAGTTTCCGCAGGATTTCGGTGCTTCGATCATAACACTTACAGGTATAGGATAGTAATTTTTTCTCATAATTCATGAAGAGGTGCTGACCGTTCGTGATGAACCGTCAGCACCATTTTTTTTGTCTGCTCACCTCATGAATGAGACGAGCAAAAAAGTAGTGTGGGGTGTCTTTTTCGTGACCTCACGAAAATGGTATCTTTGCGGAACGATGGCTGAGTTTACCGAACAACAGGCACTGAAGGAGCGCGAGAAATACATCAATGCGTTCAATGATACGATGGTCAAGATATGGAAGGAGCAGATCATCCTGCTTGGTGTGATTGATACCGGGCAACTGCTGGAGTCTCCCATCGGCATCCGATGTGATAAGAATGACAAAATCACGGCCATCACTCTCTCGCAGTCCTTCCTCGAATATGGTCTATGGCAGGACTATGGCACGGGCCGGGAAACGCCTCGGGGCAACTCTGGAGATATCGGTCATGCCAAGGTGCGCGAAGTGCGCCCCTGGTTCTCCCGTAAGTTCTACGCCTCATTCATGAACCTGAAGGAGTTCATGACTGATTCAATCGGACGGGAATTCGTAGGCATAGTGAGTGATGCCCTCGATAGTGATAAGATGCGTCGCAACAGCAGCTACTATCAAAAGAATTGATTTGTTTGTATAAGACATAATTTTTGACGGGGCAGGCTGCGCGGGAGCGTGGCCTGTTTTAACTTGCCGGCAACTTGCTCACCTCATTTATTAGGCGAGCAAATATGTTGTATAACATATTTAACTGATACTCAATGGCATGGTTTTTGCATAGAAAATCATAAAAGATACTATGGGTTGGTTAATGGACATATTAGGCGATTTTTTTAATGCCATCGGCATGATCTGTATGGCAATAATATCTTTTTGTGGTACGGGTCTTGGGATCGCTGCCATACTATTTGTCTTATTCGCTATTATGTTCCTTCTTGCTATAGTATGGGGTGCTGTCCTTGCTTTGTGGAGTACAATATGCGAATCTATTTCAAATAAGCTACCACAAGGAAGTAAAATGCAGTGCTGGTTTGAAAAACAGTATCTTGACCTGAAATATCCCTCTAGAGTGAGGCGAAGAAAGAACAAAAAGAAATTGCAAACAATATAACGATGATAAACAAGCGGTGGCAACTGGGTCGCCGCTTGTCTTTTTTACATTTAACTTAGTCACATATCTTTGTCAAAATTAATTGACTAAGATATGAGTGATATTAATTCAAGGGCTGTTGCCCAAATAGACGTCAATGGTAATGCCGGAGCTGAACTTGCCCGCTTAAAAAAACGCGCTGAAGATTTAAAGGATGCGATAGCTCAAGCTTGGAAAACGGGTGATACGACGGCACAAAAGAAACTCGATAAGGCTCTGAAAGAGACGAAAAAACAAATCAGGACCATTCAAAATGATATGGTCAATGTCGAACAGACGTTGAAACGCTTGGATAAAGCCACACCCAAAGAATTGCGTCAAACGCTACGTTTACTAGAAAAAGACCTGAAGAATATTGAACGAGGGTCTAAGGCTTGGGATGAGCATACAAAAAAAATCAAAGCTGTTCGTTCGGAACTAGCTAAGATCAAAGCAGAGACAAAAGAACAAGAATCCCTGTGGAATAGGTTTGCTGACAAAATGTTTAGATGGGGTACTGCTATCCAAACTGTCATGGCCGGCATCACGGGTGTTACAATGACTGCTCGGCAGGCTGTAAAGGCTTATGCTGAAGTAGAGCAGGAAATGGCCAACGTGAGAAAATATACAGGCATGAGTGCAGAGCAGGTAGAAACTCTTAATGAAGAGTTCAAGAAGATGGACACCCGCTCAAGTCGTGAGCAACTCAATCAACTTGCTCAAGAGGCTGGTCGATTGGGTATGCAGTCACAGGAGGATGTCATGGGCTTTGTTCGTGCTGCTGACAAAATCAATGTTGCTCTTGATGAGTTGGGAGACGGTGCTACACTCACCCTGTCTAAACTGACGGATATCTTTGGCGATCGTGAGCGTTTGGGAGTAGAGAAATCTCTGTTGGCAGTAGGCTCGGTGATTAATGAATTGTCTCAGAACTGTACAGCGTCAGCACCATACATCGCAGAGTTTGCCAGCCGACTCGCCGGTGTGGGAGCAAATGCGGGTATGACCACACAGCAAATCATGGGTTACGCTGCAGTGATGGATTCATATGGCCAGAAGGTGGAATCTTCGGCTACAGCACTTTCACAAATCATTGTCCGGCTTTATCGTGAGCCTGCAAAATATGCGAAAGTGGCTGGTCTAGATGTAAAAAACTTTACTGACCTACTGAAGAAGGATGCCAACGCAGCGCTGATCCAACTGCTGGAAACTTTGAACAAAGTCGGTGGTATGGACGTTCTTTCTCCCATGTTTGCGGACATGGGAGAGAATGGTGCCCGTGCTATCCAAGCTTTGTCAACGATGGCAAAGCACATTGATGAAGTCAAGGCTCAACAAGAGGTGGCCAATCAGGCTTTTGAGGAGGCAATCTCTATTGACAAGGAGTTCAACGTTCAGAACAATACAGTGCAAGCCGGTCTTGAGAAGGCCAAGAAAAACTTCAACGAAGTTGCTGTAGCTCTTGGCCAGAAATTGGCCCCCCTGATGAAATACACGATTACTTCTTCGTCTGCTTTGATGAAGGTGATATCGAAAGTCGTGACATTCTTTATCGAGTATAAATCTGTAATCATCACCATTACACTTGCGATTGCAGCGTATAATGTCACAATAAGGGCCTCTGCAGCGGCTCATGCCGTTTACAATACAATAGTAAAAGCTGGTACTATTCTTCAGCAAACTTGGCGAGCACTCGTTATGGCATCGGCTTACGCCTTTAATTATATAAAAGGCAATACTGAAAGGGCTGCAGCTGCACAGCGTGTGTTGAACAACACAATGAAAGCGAATCCATTAGGATTAGTGATAAGTGCTGTAGTTGCCCTTGGCGCTGCATTGATTGCATTGAATAATAAAATCCGTCAAAGTGAAGCTGAAACAAAGAGACTAAAGAAAGAACAAAAAGAATGGCTTGATTCCATAGAAAAAATTGATGAAGCAGAAAACCGCTATTGCTCAAATGAGTTGACAAGACTCAAAGCTCTTTATGAGGCTGCAACGAATGAAACAGCTTCAAGAAAAGAAAGAATTAAGGCTGCAAAAGATATGCAGACTTTGTACCCGCAAATCTTCTCCAATTTCTCAGCGGAGGAGATTATGGCAAATGAGGCTGCAATGGCTTACAATAAGCTTACGCAATCCATCATTGCTAATGCCAGAGCTCGTGCTGCAGCTGAAAAGATCATGGAGAACGAAAAACTGCTTCTTGACTTGGAAGACAAGCTGGCTGCTGAAGAAGAAAGGAAAAAAGAAGCCCAGAATCGGCTGAATAGGGATCGCCAGCAGCAAGCATATCAGGCTTCGGCTAATAGTGGCCAGCATGCATTTACGCCGACAGGCGTTCAAACTCATGCTGAAGAACAGACTTCAAAATCTATAAGGGAAAACACCTCAGAACTTGAGGACGCCAACAAAAATCTCACCCAGATAAGAGGACAAATGTCTGACCTCAATAAGGCTCAGACTAGGTTAATGAACATTCCTGGAGTGAAAGAGATTGTCCAAGGCAATAATCAGCCTACATCGTCTCCTAACGTATCTTATACACGTCAAGAGTCAGAGAAGGAACGCAAGAAGCGCTTGACAGAGGAAAAGGCCGCTCAGCGTGAGCGCGAGAAACAGGCTCGTATCGCTGCTGCCCTTGAGAAGAAGGAATTCAAGGATGCAATGGATGTGGCAAAGGCTCATTGGAATACTCAGCAGACAGAAGCTCTCAAGCAATATCGAAGTGGTCAACTTGATTATGAGGCCTATCTCGAGAACCTTCATGATGCTGCCCAAGAGTATTATGAAAAGGCTCTCGAAATCCACAAACAGCACGGAACTGAGGAGAGTGATGCAGCTGCAAAACTGTATAAGGCACAAGAGAAGGAGAAGCAGGATCATGAGAAGAATATGCTCCAGCTTCGCCTTGAACGGTATGCCGATGAGCGCGATGCGACAAAAGTAGCGATTCAGATGGATTATTACGATGCTTCTAACGAGGCCTTCCATAACCAGCGAATGCTTGATGAGAAATTGGCGCAGAACGAAATCGAATATCTCCGAAAAGTGCTGTCCGAAAGGACTGCTGGCACTAAGGAATACTACGATGCCGAAAGGGCCTTAGACATAGCCATCAAGCAGGAAGAAATGCGTCGGCGCAAGCAGTTGGAGCAGGACTTAATGACTTGGTCCTTAGCCTACCAGAAACTCAGCCTTCAGAAACAAATGGAGGCCGAGCTTGCTGTTGTCGACGAAGTGGCCAAGCACGAAAAGTGGACGGCTGAGGAAACCGAGAAGGCGAAGGCTGAAATCCGCAAGAAGTATCGCGATAAAGAACGCTCTGAAATTGATTCTGCCACAGGAACGACGGCACCTGGTAGCGCGATGGATGACCTGGCCTCTAATAGGGATAAAGCCCTCGCTGCCCTCGAGAAGGAACGTGCCGGGATGACCGATGAGGAATATCAGTCGCGTCGCCATCAGATTATCAAAAAGTATCACGATTCCGTTACTGAATTGATTCGTAGCGAGGGAAGCGAATGGGCCACGATGATCACCAATGTGTATGAAAAATGGGCTTCAGCTCTTGAAAGCCTTGGTGGAACCTGGGAAGAAAAGCTCAAGTCCATCACTGATCTTGCTGAAGCATCGTTTGCTGTGATGAATGTCGGTCTACAGATGTACATGGAGCAGGCTGCAGCTGCTCGAGATCTTGAGGTGGCCAAGGCTGAAAAGTCCTATGAACGGCAGATTTCAATGGCTGAAGGCAATGCATACAAGACCAAGCAACTCGAGAAGAAGAAGCAGAAAGAGGTCGCAAGGATCAAAAACGAATACAACAAGCGTGCCCAGACGATTGAGGTGGCACAGGCTATCGCCTCTACCGCTATTGCAGCAATCAATGCCTATGCCTCTGCAGCAAAGGTACCTCTTGTTGGGCATATACTCGGCCCGATTGCAGCTGCAATGGCCACTGCAGCCGGACTTGCTCAAGTTGCCACTATCAAGAAGCAACATGCGGCAGAGGCTGCAGGATACTCCAAGGGTGGTTTCACTCCTGAGGGTCGTGTGGATGAGCCTGTCGGTGTGGTTCATGCCGGCGAGTGGGTGGCATCCAAAAAACTTGTCGATAACCCGGCAACGCGTCCGGCTATCGAGGCGCTGGAGTTCGCCCAGCGAAACAACCGCATCGGTGAGCTGTCATCAGCGGCGGTGACAAGGACTGTCACCGCACCGGCTGTCATCGCCCAGGCGGCGGCCGATGGCTCCATGGAGCAAGCCATATTGGCCATGTCGGCGGTCATCGATCGCTACCGCGAGACGATGACCAGGCTGGATGACCGCCTTGACCTGCCGTTTGTCACTGTCAACACCGTGTCCGGCGACCTCGGTATCAAGCAGGCGCAGGACGAATATCAACGGCTCGAAAACAACACCCTCCCTAAATCCAAGAGAAAATGATACTGCTGATCAACAATATGCCTGTCGCCGTCAAGAGAGATGCGTCCATTGAATATAATTCGGTGAACTGCCTCTTCGGCGACCGTGAGGACTATACGCTGAATATAGAGCTGCCGCTGAACAACAAGGCGAACATGGCTGTGTTCGGAAGGCTTGACCGTCTCGATGCAGAGATTAAGGATGTGTATATGGACGCTGAGATCATCGATGGTGCCTGGCATAAATCTGGCGCGGTGGCTGTGACCTCTGTGACGGACACGATGGTAAAGGTCCAGTTCATCGCCGACAGGAGCTTCCAGAATTTCTATCCAGACTTCGACAAGAAATATGTGGATGAGCTGAGGCTTCCTGCAATCCCATGTTGGTTGCCTGACAACCTTGATGAGCAGTGTAACGGCTATTCTGACAACAGAAATACGCGACCGGGCACAAGACCAGGGGCTACAGGTCGTGGCGGAGATGAGGATGAGCAGCCGGCGACAGTGGAGTATAAGTCAATCGATCAGGCTTGGGGCACAGGCGACATTGTCGCTCTGCCTTGGGTGAATGCTGCCAGCGGTAACATCCAGAACCGTGCAGACTATGGCCGTCGCAACGGTTCTGACAGGTATTATTGGCATGTGGCGGCCGAAGATGAGTACGATAGCGAGGCTGTGCGCCAGCTCTCGTGCCAAATTCGTCTCCACACCCTCACAAGCTATATCTGTGATGCGCTCGGGTATTCTCTCTCTGCCCAAGAATGGATTGACAGCGACTATTATCACCTGTATTCTTTCAACTGCCTGCCTGCCGCCTGGAACTCCATGCGCTGGCAGGACACGCTCCCTCACTGGTCAATCAATGAGTTCTTCGAGAATCTGGAGAAGCTGATGTTGTGTGATATCAGGATTGACCACAAGAACAAGTCTGTATCATTTTCTTGGCAGGAACCGTCAAACGGTGAACAGGTGGTGGTCGAACATGTCATTGAAGAACATACGGCCACGGTCACTAAAGACGACCAGAGCGAGTACAGACCCGTGCGGAATATCGGGTATGTTGTTCGGAACTCTGTACGGAAGCTTCTTTGGATTTGAACACGCGCTTGACTGGATTTACAAAGCCCTGTTCGGATTAAAGGAAAAGCCTATTGAGGTTATGAGCCCTCATTTCACTAATACCATTCTGTACTCCGCCGTGGGTATCGGTATGCTGCTTTTGGGCATAGCAATGATACTAAACATA